GAAGAAATTGATATCTATGAAAGTGCCGTCAAGCAATCAAATATTCTTGCTGTGAGAGAAACAGAAGCATTTCAATTGATTGCTAATCTAAGATCGGGTAAAGCATATAATGCAGAGGTTGATGAGGTCAAGGCACAAGAGCTAATGTTTGGCAATGAGTATCAAAGACATAAGAATGAGATCATGGCAACGATTGCAAAGTTCCATGATACAGTAAAGAAAAGAACAGACGAAAAAATAGCGCTATCAAATACCATTGAGTGGTGTCTGGTAACGCTAATTAACATCTGTTTGTTAATTCTTGTGATGGCTCTCAAGCACAAAGAAGAACTTGAAAAGAAACCTGTCAAGCGAGTTGTAAAAAAGAAACCTGTAAGACGAGTTGTCAAGAAACCTGCTGTTACTTAAACCTATCTTCTCTATAAGTAATCATATTCTCAGGCGATGCTTCTTGATAGTCATACCTATCAAACTCGTCATGGTTTGTCTTGCCTAAAGGCATTGCATTGAATGAAAGAATATGTCTTACTGCATTAGTCATAGCTAAATTATTCATTCCTGTGCTATGTTCTAACCATGAAGGAAATATATATAAACATCCTTCTTCAAATTTTGAAGCATAACTATTATGTATTTTCATATGTGCTTCTGGTTTTCTAGCAGGGATTATATAGTTATGGTATTTGTGGGTATTATAGAAAATTGTTCCAGAATTATATGATGTGCCATGTAAGTAATAGACACCTGCAAGAAATGAATTGCCATGAGTGTGTCTATGATGAGAACCGTTATTAATATGTCTTGTTGCCCATAATCCCGTCATCTGTATACTTGGCAAAAATCCCAAATCATCCATGACAGATTTTAGACTAAACATTGAAAAATCAACAAACGGTTTAAAGATATCTTCTTGATGAAGATTTGGTGCTGTAAAATTTAAAGCATTTCCGGGCGATGTATTTTTCTTATAAATTTCATCATTGCTAAGATATTGCATAAAAGAATTTTTATGGTCTTTATGACCTTCAAATTTAAATTTATAAAGCGGAATAGAAAATAACTCAATACATTCCATAATCAATTATCCTATCAATTACAAGTACAATTACCATCACAACATTCTTCTATTTCTGCTTTTACTACTTTAAAAATTAATTCTTTCCATTTAGTAGCGGCAGTTTTTGTAAGAAACATAGGTGATAGTTCTTCATTTTCTTCTGTCATCCAAACCCAATAACCAAGCGTTTCGGTTTGCTTAAGAATCATTATGCAACCGCTTTCTTAATCTCAAAGTTGAAATATTTACCATCACGGTTCAACAATGCAACATCCCGTGTCCACCGCTTTGCATCTTCTTCAGTGATGAAGTGAACACGATCTTTGACTGTCAAACCATTAAGGTTGCCTTTGGTGAAATACTTTTCAAATTCCACAACAAATTTATAACCAGAATCAGCATAGATAGAAGACATATTCGTCACTCCTTTTTTGAACATATAATTATAATACGTCATTATATTTATTTTGTCAACCAAAAATATCGAGAAGAATAATAAAAAAAATAGTGAGAATTGGTATCCAATTCATCAGTAGCAGATATCCTATGCCTTGTATCATTAAACGGTAACATCCTGAAATTGTGATCGAAGTAATACATTATTTTTTGCACAAAATTGAGAACATACTATTGGTTTTCCTTCTTTAATAGAATTTAATTTCCATCTTTTTTCTAATCCAAAGAAATAATCAGTTTCCATAATTTCTTTTATTGTATATGCTTTTAAATCTATTGTGTTTTTATCTATATGATAATTTTTACTATTACGTTCTTCCAAAGGATTATATACTTGTCCGCCAATCCAGCAACAAGGAAAGAGTAATCCTTGAGCACTAACATAGATATCTTTAGTACCTTTCACAAGACAATCAATTTCTATATCATCATAATATTCGTTATTATCTGGCAAGTTGTTGTTTCCGTTGAAATATTTTTTAGAAGGTCTAATATTTAAATATCTAAATTTTTCATATTTAAATCTATATGTTTTTTTTAATCTAAATTGTTTAAATCCTAATTCTTTAGATAATGCTTTTGCTTGTTCTATTTGGTGTTCATTATGCTCGAAAGCGATAAAATCCCATTTTGCAATTCCGCCATTAGAAATAAAAGTTTTTGCAGCTAATATAATTTTATTCCAGTTGACGCCGACTCTATAGATATGATTTGTATCTTCCAATCCATCAATACCAAAAATAACATATGACATTCCGTCATCTAAAATGTTAGCCAAATCAGTCCAAAAATCAGAATTTCTAGCACCAGCATTTGTATTGATGCTTATTGATAATTTAGGATTTGTGTATTTAAAATATTCAACAATTTCTAAGAAATCTTTAGCAACAATAGGTTCACCAAAATTGCCGCACAATGTTATGTGTTGTAGTTGTTTTACAAAATCTTTAGGAAATATTTCTCTAATATCTTGAATTGATAACTCAGCATTTTTTAAAACATTAATTTTTGCTAAAGATGTTCTAGAGCACATAGGACATGCTGCTTGGCAACGTTCTGTCAACTCGATATGAACAGATTTTATTTCTTCATACTTATACATATAAACTCCTGGTGGGGGCGGTAGGACTTGAACCTACACTAGGACCGTTATGAGCGGTCAGCTTTACCTTTAAGCTACGCCCCCAAATTTCAAAATGGCACCTCATATACTTCACCTAACTCCATACGGCGTTCAAGTGAATTGATGTCTTCTTTGAGGATGAGTTTCTTGACTTCGTCATTATTCCATTCTGCTTCATAATACTGCTTCAACAAAGCGTTGAGTTTGCCCTGCAGCGATGGAAACGGAGGAGGATTACGCTCATAATACTCAGACATATCATTCTCACAAATTGTTGGTGCGCTCGGTGGGATTCGAACCCACAACATACAGATTTTAAGTCTGTCACCTCTGCCAGTTGGATCACGAGCGCAATTGTTTATTTATCCGTTTTTTAGAAAAACCTGCCAAGAGATATTGGCAGAATCAGGATGACCCCAAGGATACTTTTGATGTCTAAGCGCATTTAGTTTCATTTCAAGACTGCCACGAGCAAGTTTTTCATTCTTATAATAACCGGTTTCCGTAAATTCGTCAACCAAAGTTTTTTTGTAGACCTTCATGGTGCAAGTATACATGTTGGTTTTGTCTGCTTGAAACCTATTAATCTTGTGGTGATTGATTATTGGACCATTCCACAAAGCATCCATCTGTTCTTTGTTCATTGCATCTTATCCTTTAACAGTGCATCGATGATTGCCATATGATCTATTGCTTCAAGGCGCAACTTATCGTTTTCTTTTTCAAGTTGTGCAAGTCGTGCTTTGTGCTTTGCAGTCAACACATGCTTTGCTAAGAATACATCATGCGGGATGAGAACGAGCATACAGATAGGCCATAAAGAAATCATTGCGCCAAAGAAACCAACAATGAAGATCTGTGTGTCTCGTTCAAACACAATATGCAAAAGGCTCACGGTATCTCTCCTACTATCTGTTTGTATCCAATTCCTGTAGGATGAATACCATCCTTACTCAAGCCTTTAATATAGATTATTTTGTCATTATTTGCAACCGCTATTTTCAAGACGATTGATTGTATCTTCTCGATAGGAACATTGCTTGCCTTCAAGTTACCAGCAGGCATGATCCAGTAGACATTCTTCGCATTAATCTTTGAACGAACCTTGTTGAGTTCTTTTTCTGTATTGACACCAGAATGGTCGTTTGATCCTAGGCTTATGATAACATTCTTATACTCCTGCATATCGATTGCAGGACGATCTAAGTATTCTCGATTCCATTGCCAGGTGTTGTATCCACCTTTTGAAATAGAGACGCAATCTTTCTTTACTGTTGCTGTGCCAACAGCAATGCTATCGCCTAGGATCAAACATTCCATCATGCTACCATGAACTCCTTGCCTTTTTTACGACCAATTGTTGCATAATCTTTAAAGATGTTTGTCTTATATGCATGGCAACACTTGCACAATGTCTGTAAATTTTGCGGACGGTTATCCCATGGTTTTCCGTTCTTGTGATCCATGTCCAACATGCCATTCCATGCAATGGTCGTGGTGCACTCGAAACCCAAACGACCATCTAAATTCTCGCAATAATCCTTACGATATTTCCTATAAGGATGCTTTGAATTTTTCCAATCTGTAACACTATCAAAACCTGCTTTTTCTGCTGCTACTTGATTCTGATATGCTACATATTCTGCATGAGATGAAAATCCTGCATTTAATGCTAACTGATGTCTCAGATGTCTTTGATATTCATTTAAAGAATCAAATCCTGCATTTAATGCAGCTTGCATTTGGATATGTTTTTGATATTGTTTTACAGAATCAAATCCTGCATTTTTTGCTGCTTGTTGCAAAATATGCTTTTGATATTCTTTCCCAGATGAAAATCCTGCATTCTTTGCAAGAACATCTGTAAAATTAATCACGCCATGTTTCTTTGCAACTTTTGCTCTATAACATGTTGCACACTCAGAACGATACCTAGGACTACCGTCCTTGTAAAGTTTACCTGTGATCTGTTTTGGTTTGACACCGCATGTAATGCAACGAGGACGGTCGTCCGGATGCGGGATCATCGGATTAACACCATACGCCATTGAGGTTAAGCACATATCAAATATCCTGTGTGTTGTGTGATATTTATTACATTAAGATCTTTTAATTATATTGTCAACCGTTTATTTTATTACCATTCTGTTCCGCTTACCATGCCTGTATATTCATAGACATAACTAAAGTCAACGCCATAAGCAGGGCATACAAGCAATCGTTCAGGCATTCCGTTCTTATCTTTCTCACCCATACCTGAATGAATAAAGTAAGTGTCAGGAAATTTGTCAGGTGACAGACGGCGAAGGATCATTGCCTGAGTGTCACACTTTTTTTGCAGACGTTCAATCTCAGCGTCTTTTTCTATAATTTGCTCATCAAGTTTAGCGATAAACCCATCACGTTGTTGCAATCGTTCAATCTCGACAGCACAATTACTAACCAATGTAGACAACTTTTCATGCCAAACATGCGCTTTTTTCAGAATTTCTAAAATATCTGCTTTGTCTTCTTGCAGACGTTCAATCTCGTAAGCAGCTTCTTTTGCCAAGTGTTCGCCTGTGCTTAACAGTCGGTCAACGATATCTTTACTCATAGTCGAACTCCGCAGGATGTTCTTCTTTATATTTCTTCCACATATTCATAGCTTTCTGCAACTGATAGCAATGTTCCATACGAATCTGTTGCATGATGCCAAACACGTTTGTGTTCTTATCCATAGCATCTAACTTGTCATAGTGTTCTTGCAAAACATCTAGGACAACATCGTATTTTGGCTCATCATCTTCTGTCACGATTGATTCCTCTTGAGCAGTTCGATTGCATATGCTAGCTTGACCTGATTATCATCATAGCTAGAATCGATAACTTCATCAACAAGTTCTTCTACCAGACGAACAGCAGCAGAACGCTTTGTGCTATAGATACCTTCGGCAGAACCACTCATTTCTTCAATTTTCTTTTTATATCGAGCATCCAAACTATCCATTAAAATATTTTCAATTTTATCGGACTCTAACCCAGAATTGCCGACTTGATCTTGCAACCTGTTACACATAGTAGTCAGTGCATCGATTGTGTTCTGTTTATATTGCACCTCATCTTTGAGTTCTTCTACACGTTCTTGAAGTTTCTTGTTCTCTTTGAAATATTGACCACGCTTGATGCCGATCAATTCATTCTTCTGCTCAACACAGATTGTCTCGAGTTCTTTTACTCGTTCTTCAAGCCAAATGATCTGGCTGCTCAATGGTGTTCCTTTGGTCATACTCATCACTCTACTCCAAAATATTTGTTGATTTTTGTAGGTATGATACCACTGTCAGAATAATCGTCGGCGATCTCGACACATTTTGCGATGATCAACTCAGCAAATTCCTGAAGCTCATCATTAAGCTCCATTCCTTCGATATACGGAGAATAGAGACTGGTACCATCATATTTCTTAAATCCAGCTTTCAATGCAAGTTCTTTAATACGCTCATTCATCATTCATTCTCCTCAATTTCAATCATAAGAAATTATAACCCGAATTGATTAAAATGTCAACCACATTCATTCCCTAGACCAAACATGTCACGATATATGTTATGAACTTTTTCCAATGCTTCTTGTTGACTGCAACCCTGTGAAATAGTGATCTCTAGATCAATCAGAGGCTTGCGAAACTCACCATATAGCTCTTCGATCACTGCACGCTTAACATCAGTAACCATTTTACCGAGATGATCTGAGTTATGTAAATTATTTAAAGCAACTCTTGCTCCGAGCTTTACACCAATATCATAACTATAAAGAGTATCACGAGTACCTATAGGAAAATCATCGGTAGCAGAAAAAGTAGATTTAATGTCAACCCACTGTGAGATGCTACGCTCATTCAATTGAATTGCTTTGATCTTATCGACTATCTTAGCCATCACTGATTCCTCCGTTCATCATAAGACATTTTAATCCACATTTCCCAGAGCACTTCGCCGACATTTTTACCTTTGTGATCGGCAAGGACGACATAATACTTGTTATCTCGCATACATACTGTATCAACATGCACACGTTCTAATCTTTTATCATCAATCATCGCTTATGCTCCTCACATGAAGTATAATACCAACCAATGTCATCTCTTAGCTGTCCACGATTACCGCACGTCTCGCAGATCTTTCCACTCATCTGCCCAGCAAAATCGATCATTGCATATGTTTTATCATCCACGTCATAGCAGTAGAAACGCAGTGTGCCAAACTTCTCCTTGATCTGAGAAATATAGACAACCTGTTCGGGTTTCTGGTTCCTCTCAATATGCAACAAGAGCGTATCAATCAGATCATACCAGCCATTACCACACTCAAATGGGAAAGCATCCTCCCACTGTGTGAACAAAGTCGATTTGTATTTCGTGAACAGGTCGTCTAAATTGCTCACCGCAATACTCCTGCAATAATACGGTCGACCTCTTCGAAGGACTCAAACACATCAATGCTGTTTCTTCCATCACCTGGAGCAATTATAACAGTGTGTTTAGGAATAGCTTCACTCAAAGGAGTCACAGCGAATATCTGTTCTACATTGATTGCAACTGGTTGACCTTTTCCGTTTTGATATCCCAGTTTGTGTAGCATAACAAATTTAGCCATTACTCTTTATCCTCAAATTGGTTTGTGAGTTGGAAAATAATCAGTGATAGTCACTTCTCGTGGTTCGACTTGCTCGAACTCAATGTCCTCAAAACCATCATCCTGCATTTCAGTAGCACCACGACGCCAAGTCAAATCCCAAAAAGATTTGTCTCGTTCATCTTGCCAAATTTGTGAGTAGTAAAGATGCCATCGACTTGCGCCAGTTATTTTTGAATCTGTTACTTCGACAAAGAAATCTGCTTCATCGTGGTCGCCCCATTTTACCAATGCTTCTGCAAGTTCTTTATTCATCACTCAATCTCCCATTTAACATTTAACCAATCAGTATCCTCTGGCATCAATTCAACCATAACTGGATGCTCTTCCATTAATTGAGAATAGAACCCAGCACTTGATGAGAGGAATCCATACATCTTTGGGTGGCACCAATACTCAGAACCCGAATGACCATAGAACACGAGATATTCCTCATCTCGCCAGTCACGATTTTTTTCTACACGAGTGATCCCGCTATTTAGGCGCCATGCGCTACCATCTAGATAACCACCAGCCCACCCGCCAAGCACCTTGTATCCCATAGGTAACTTTAGCACCACCCAACGATCTGGATTATAGTAACTCATTTTAAATTAAACTCCTTCTTGATTTCTTTCTCGATATCTTCGCAGATAGCGACCATCCATTCTCTATGCGTGGACACTGTAGTCAAGGGTTCATTCTTGATCTTGTTAATAATCTCGACACACTCACGGGCGGCCTGCTGCTCAACGAGGGCAGGATTATCAAAGCGCCACCTGAGGTCAGCGTTTTCCTTTTGCAGTTTCTCGACCCGCTCTTCCCAGTACTTATTGGCTGTCTCGAGCTCGCTTTCCTTCGATTCCCACTGCTTGATCTGATCCTTGTAGTCAGTGATCATCCCTTTTTGGAGATAGTTCTCTTTCTCGAGCTTCTCGTTTTTCATTTTCAACTCATGATTCTTATCTATAAACGATAAGAAGTGCTCAGCTTGCAAGTTGAGGGCGTTAGTGGTTTTCTCTCTCTCCTCAAATTGAATAGTCAACTCTCTGGCCTTTTCTAGATCAAACTTCAGTAAGGCGATGGTCGATGCATGCTGATCGACAGTTTTACGCAGCTGATAGTTTTCCCTACTGAACCGATCCCGCTGATCCATCACGTCTTCGAGAACCTTTTCTTTTAAAACCAGCTTATTTTTATACTGATCACGTTCATCCATCATTTTCAAGAGAAGCTTATGCTTATCTGCAATTTTTGTTTTGAGCTCTTTGATCTCACGCTGCTTGTTAAAGAACAGCTTGTCCGATATTTGTTCCTTGCTGAGGCTGTGGCCGATAGGCAGACTTTCTTCAGGCTCCGACTTCGCATCTCGAACATTTTCTAATTGATCGAGGCGTGATAGGATCTTTTCTTGATTACGCTCAAGCAAGGTTAGCTTGTCCCAGATACTGCCAACACCGCCGAAGGTAGTGACTCGGTCCCAATCATCGCCGCTTCCATAAAACTTATCTTCATTCATATTAACACTCCTTTACCAACTTATACATTCCAAACGCAAAGACTCCGAGGAAGGAACAGGTAGAAACAACCTTTATCGCTTCTAAGAGGTTAGGACCTATCTCTATCATCTTAAACCCACCTTTCATATAAATAGAATTGTCTGTCACGATACGCCAATATCCACAGACTCTATGCTCGAACAAGGAGAACACAGCTATGAATATATATGATCCTATCTCTATTGCATTAAATATAGCACCTTCAAAAAATAATTGCAACCATTATGATGATTCTATTCCTGAAGACGCCATATTTGTATTATATGGCGGAAACAATTTAGGTGAGAAAAGACCTGGTATTGGAGGAGTCCCAAAAGGAACAACTCCTTGGAATAAAGGTTTGACTTCTGCAGATCCTAGAGTGAAGAAAAATTCAGAAAATATGTCAAAGGCAAAAAAAGAATCAGGTTTTTATAATGATTGCGGAAAATATCTCCCAAAATTATTAGGAGATAAAAATCCTATGAAAAAACCTGAGCACAAAGCAAGAATGTCAGCATTAGCCAAAACCAGGTATCGCATCTATAAAGAAGACGGCACCTGGTTTTGGGGATATAAATCCTAGCAAGCTTCTGCAAATTCTACTGCTTTTTCCAAAGCAACCAACTTACGCTTGCGGTTGTCGCCATACCAAGCGCTCTGCAAACGAGTTTCCTGTGAGTGACCGAGCACGTGGTCGACAACATAGGTAGTCGCATTGAATGCCTGCCAGAAAGAATTCTTACCGAATTCTGCACCAGGTTGAGTTTCGAGAACCTCAAAGGCCTGAGTCGCAGGACGAGACATGATTGAGTTGTCCTTCTTGGTCAAGGATGGGAACACCTCCTTGAGATACTCGACAACTGACTCTGTGGTATAGGTCTTGGATGCCAAGAATTCTGCCATATCCTTGTAGGTGCCGAGTTTCTTAGATGCAATACCCAAGGTCTGCTTGACCATAGCAGCATCAAACTTCGAGCGATGGTTAAGACGAACCATCAGGTCTGACTTGCCAGCGAGCGACAAAGTCAAGGTGTTGTTGCAGACAACACGGATAGGAGTAAAGCGGATGTCAATGCAACGACCATACTCATGAGGATTAGAGAACAGCAGATAAGATTCGACCTTATCGCCGCCTAAGATCTCGAAGGAATCTTTCACCTTTGCGAGAGCCCAGACATTCTTACCCTGCTTGAGCGAACCAGCAGTGTTCATTTCCATGTCACCTTCCATCACGAAGTCATTGAAGAACTCAAATGCTTCGTGGTTCTGACAAGGATTCCAGTCGTCTGAAACCATAGACAGAATAGAATTGTCTGACGAGCGAACCAACGCTTGCTGACCTGTTGCGATCTGCTCGCCATTGATATTGACGAAGGACGGAACCTTGTCGACTGTCCAGTCAAGACCTGCCTTGACCAACATCTGATCAGGTGTCAAGTCATTGTGAACTGGAGTGCCCAGACCATGCCAGGGGGATTCACCAGCGTATGCCATTGTTTCTACCAAGTGTGCCATTGTATTAATCCTTTTGTATGTGTGTTGTTGATTATTTGATATTAGATTATTTTAATAAAAGTGTCAACCATTCTTTTAAAAAGATTCGACACTGAGAACTTGATCGAAGTAGCAAAAGTAACTTGAGCGACCAGCAGGTCCACGGAGATCTTCTTTTGTGTAGAAGGTTCTAACGTCAAACCCTTCATAGTGCATGGTTTTATATCTGCCACGACCTTCATTGAACTTGTTGCGATAGATACGACCTACTCGACCATACTCAGTGCCGTATTTTTTGCTTTGCGAAAGAATAACGATAGAACCTGGACGGACGTCCTCAGCAGTAATCTTGATCTTCTTCATAGTCATTTCCTCTTAGTTAGAAGCGTAATCTGTGCGGAGAATCTTGAAATCAAACTTATGAACTTCGCTTGGATCGAGCATCAAGAAGCATGTCCGGGCAAGGTCCGTTGCTGCTTCTGGGTTGATAGCACGGAAAGTTTCAATGCACTGAAGCGAACCGTTTTCATAGGTCCCGATGACGAAAGTAAACTTTTGCATTTGTATCTCCTTTAATTCATCCTATAATTGAATATAAGATAATTTAATAAAAGTGTCAACCATTATTTTAAAGAATAATTTGACCATTGCAGAAAAGTTTCGTAATCCGTTCCCACGCAAGGCAATGCTCGACCAAGGAGTGACGAGTTCCTGCTTTGAGGACTTTGCCAGTCGCTTTGTGTTTTGCAATCCAGTTGTTGGACCGATAGATTCTCCACTCAGTTTCAATCTGCTTGAGTTTTTTGTCTGAGACATTATCCATTTGTATCTCCTTAATTCATTCTATAATTGAATATAAGATCTTTTTAAAATAATGTCAAGCGAAAAAAACGGTTGATTTCTTAAAAAAATTGTGCTATGTTATTAACATGATAAATAACAAAAAGGAACCAATATGCTACCATTCAGACAGTATCTAGAAGAAAAAACTTCTACCCTACACGTCTTCGACATTGACGATACGCTAGTCCACTCGACTGCTAAAGTTCATGTGAAAGATCAGCATGGGAATACTGTAAAGAAACTTTCTGCTTCTGAATACAATACGCATAAACTCGCACCGGGTCATAAGTATGACTATCACGAGTTTAAATCTGCGGATGTTTTTCATAAGACATCTCGTCCTATACATAGAATGATAAGAACTATTAATGCTGCTCATGCAATGAATAGGAAGAATCCAAAGAATAAAACAGTAATCAATACTGCAAGATCTGACTTTGATAATAAAGAAAAGTTCTTGAATACTCTAAAGTCGCATGGAATACATCACATAGATAAGATTCATGTGCATAGAGCAGGTAATGTGCCAGGTGAAGGATCGCCAGCACATAAGAAACTTACTTTCATCAGACAGCATCTTGCAAATCATCCATACACCAAAGTAAAGATGTATGATGATTCTCATGAGAATCTGCACGCTTTCTTGGGATTAAAAAAAGAATATCCACATGTCTCATTTCATGCCTACCACGTTGGTCACAATGGGAAGATGACCAAATTTACTGGTTGACAATTTTATTAAAAGATCTTATATTAAGTATATGATCGGAGATAAGGAAATGAAACAGCGTTCAGTTACTGCTAAGGCGTTAGCAGATGCAAAATACCGCCAGCGCATTGTCCTCGCTAAAAAGGGCAAAGGGTCTTATACACGTAAAGGCAAAAAGTCATGCGTAAAGTAATTATTGCTCTTGCAGTCGTATTGGCTGCTTCTTCTGCTCAAGCACAGCATCGCCATGGCGGCGGTGGTTATGGTGGCGGACATCAGCGCTCAGGTGGCGGATGGGTTGCACCTTTAGTCGGCGGGATGGTTCTCGGCGGAGTGTTATATGGTTTGAGCCAACCCTCATACGCTGCTCCTCCTCCTGTTTATGTTGAGCAACCACGCTATCGCAGATGCTGGGTAGAACCTGTCTTTGACAGATACACCCAACAGTATTTAGGTGAACAGAGAGTTTGCCAAGGATATTAAAAAAAGCGCCTCACGGCGCTTTTTTATTAGTTTCTATTACCAATAGTATATTTAGTTATTAAATTCCATTTTGATTTTTCTTTGAATGGTATGATCTTAACCTGATTTAGAGGAATCATATTTGATTCTACTCTACTATAATCAATAACTTCAACTAGTTCCCATTCATCTAGTAATGCTACAATCCTATTACGTCTGCCTAGATCGCCATCAGATAGTGTCGCTTCTTTGCCATCAAGCAAAAATAATTCTTTGAAATGAACGATATAATATTTACCCTGCTTATGCAAAATATGACAGGATTGGTATAAAGTATTGTCTTTTTTTGACGCAATGCCGATTCTAGATAATGTTTCTTTTACTTTTAAGAAATCTTCTGAATTATATAACCTCACCTCTATCAGTTGATTTAGATCGAAGCTCATTACTATTCCCACCTTTTATTATTTTTATTTTTATAAGGTTGAGTTGTTCTTTTGTGAGCACGCTAAGATATTCCTGTGCCTTAAGATGACCAACATTATAATATTCCATCACCGCTTTCATGTCACTAGAGTCCTCGCCCTTCTTGTGCCATTTAGAAAAGCGTTTACCGGGTCTGATATTATTTATGTAATAAGCATTTTGCATTTCATTGGGTAGAAATGAACGCATATTCATCTCATTCGCATGTAGAATACAATCCATGTAGTATGAAAATCCTATGTTGATAGGAAATGCAATATATTCTTTTGCCATCAGTGATGGGTTATCAGATTCACGGATGAGATCTCGGTTTGTTTTTCTGTTGATAGCATTAATAAAATCAAACGGTTTCATCAGCGATCTCCTCAGGTGTTTTAGCATAAGTTTCAAATTCAGAAATACACTTCTGACAAAGACGCATAGTGATCAACCTATGAATGTTTGGATCGTTTGTCTCAATTGTGAATTTAGCATGGAGATGATACGTATTGGGTGTGATTGTTACATCACACCCTTTACACGTTCTAGTTTGAGTTGATTTTTCCCAGACACTTGTGTGCATCAGATGAACTCAATATCAATCATAATCTGAGTCAGCGCTGCTGCTAGATTGATTTCTGGGTTTGCGACAAATGCTGCTTTGTATTGATAATCTGCCATAATGACAACAAGCAAACCACGACTTGACGGTTTAACGTAGTCATAGATTTGATCATACAGTTTAGCAAATATCTCATCAATTGTCAAGTCACCATTATCCACGATCCACTTACGCATCTCCTGCCATTCTTTCTTCTTAAGAATAGAGATCAATGAACCAAACGTTTCTGCTGGCATGTTAGCAAAGATACCTGTGTCTATTTGTCCATTGACGGAGTATCTTTGTAGTTCATTAAGAACCCGACGCCAATCAGGCATATACTTAGAAACGAGAGTGCCAACAACAGTTTTATCATATGCGACTCCTTCGGTGTCAAGAATATTTATGACACGCTTGAAGAATTGAGCAGCAAGTTTGGGTTGTTCTGACTTTGCAATCTTGAACTCAATAGGAACACATCTTGAATGGATTGGTTCGATTATCTTGTTCTTAAGATTACATGTAAGGATGAATCCGCAGTTTGCAGAAAATTCTTCCATAAAGTTACGAAGTGCTGGTTGCACTCGCCAGTCAAGATAATCTGCTTCATCAATGATAACATATTTCCTTCCACCTGAAAAAGAAACAGATGTTGCAAATGAAGTAATATCGACTCGCAGCGCATCTAAATTAACATTAAGTGAACCGTTGAGAACAATATAGTCAGAACCTAATTCTTCAAGCATAGCTCGAGCGACTGTTGTTTTACCAACACCCGCTGAGCCTGCAAGAATGAGATTAGGAACATCTTTTTGGTCAACATAACCTTGGAATGCTGCTTTCAAATCAGCAGGTAGAATTGTATCCGCAACCTTTTGTGGACGATACTTTTGTGACCATAAGAATTCCTCACGCATTATTATTCTCCAAACTTCGAATCTTTTTCCGCAGCAATATAGTAAATGTTTACGCCCGATGCAGACGTGAACTTTGATATCAATTTACTAGATATTTTAACATTATAATTACAAGAAATCAACTTAATAATGTTGTCTGCTTTAAAAATCATGTTGAAGTTAAGATGAGTATTAGTAATTTCAACACTATATTGATCAGAAGTAGGATCTTTACCATTTGTAGCGGCAATAGAAATCTTGCCGTCTTTTCCGATAACAGAAATTTCTGGCAACTGCAAGACGCTTCCTGCACGAATTACTTTCTGTAAATCTTCTTGCTTGACTTCAAATTCAATTTCTGCAGATGGGAAATTTAATTCTTTTTCTGGAGGAGCAATGATCATTGATGGATCGGCGCAGGTATAACTCAATTGCTGATTGTCTGAGTTGATTGTAATTCTCTTATCAGAAACTTTTAACTCAGGTTCATCAAACAATGATACCACACCTAAGAACTTATTCAGTTCATAGATTGCAAACTGTTGCGAAAAAGTCTCCGCAACAGTTGCACGAGCAAAGATAGATTTTTGTGGCGAACATGTAGACAAGATATTTCCTTCACGGACAAGAATAGAAGGATTGATTGTCGCATAGTTCTTCAGGATTTCTACGGTATTTGCACTCAATTTCATAATATATAACCTTTTTTCACGAGATGATTTTTTTCATTTCCTCATCTGATATTCCACGGCGATGAGTATAAGAATTCGCTATACGAATTCTGTCTTGACTAAAGGTGACGATTGCACCTGTTGAAAGCGCAACCGTCCAATAGTTGTCTTGTTCT